AAGAACTAAAGCAGTTAGTGTCTTTTTATAAACAAAGATCTTCTGAATTAGAGTTTTCTAATTTGCAATGGCAGTTGAGATATAACAAATTACAAACATCTTTATCTCAACCAATTCCAGCAACTAAGGTAACAAAAACAAAATCTGAATAACGGATAATACTATGGAATACGCACTTGCTAGTGTTTTGGCTTTAGCGTTGTCTTTTATTTTAATAAGTTGGATAGGTTCAAAAAGAAAAATATCTTCAAGAAAAATAATGTATCGTCAAAGCGATACTCATCAGTTTCTTAAAGAGTTTTTTTCTAGAAATACAGACAGCGAAAATAAAAAAACACAATCTAAAAAAAGACAGGAAGAGCGTGGAACTAAGATTATTGTTACGGAAGACGATAAGGCATATTGGGTAATAGATAATATTTTTTACACAACAACTGTTATAAATGGTAGACCAGATTTCGATAATGCAAAACCGATAGATACTTCAAATATGTCTAAGAAAGAACTTGACAAAATGCTTTTTATACTGGATAATTTAGGTAGGGGTGATAAGAATGAACGTGGTAGTTCAGGGAACTAGTGATTTTAACGAATATAATATATTCCTTCGTGCTATGGGTGTTGCCATGTCTGGCATGTCCGAAGACGATACAGAGTTAAATGTTTATTCTGTAGGCCCCGCAAGAATCAACTCTATGGTAATGGAGTTTGTTAACTTGTCAGAAAGAGGAATGAAGGCACGTGGCAAAAAGATTAAGTACTATAAGGTTCCATTTTCTTGGGTAGAAGAGAATATGGAATATATGAATTACTTTGCGTTTATGAGTAAACCGAAGCAACCAGTATCTAAATTAGTGGCCAAAGCAGAACTACAAGGAAAAGAAATAGGAATTTTTAGGTATTAATATGACACAACAAGATCCAAGATTTTTTTGTTATAAAGAAGAATACTTTGGTGGTACAGAGTACATGGCAAGATATTTTCATAAACATGTTGCTCCATATGTTCCACAATTAAAGAATTATAATTGTTTAATTTTGCCAGGGCAAACAGACAAGTCATATGCTGAACTTATATATGAACCAAAACAAATTATTATATGGTTGCACAATCTGGTTGATCAGTTTGGTTTTCAACTATATCATATGTTTACAGATAAAAGATTTATAGATAAAGTTAAGTACATAATTACTGTATCTGAGTATCATAGACAAGATGTAATCAATAAGACTGGTATTGATCCAGATAAGGTTGTTGTAATTTATAATGCAATTGACCCTATTGATAATGATCTTTCTAGATTTGAAAATGTAGATGTGCCACAATTAATATATACATCATCTCCAGGTCGTGGACTTGAAATAGGCTTAACAGCATTATCTAAATTGGATGTAGATTTTAGACTAAGTATATTTAATGAGATCATTCCAGACTTAGTTAAAATTGATGATAACAATAAAAAAATATTAGAAGATCCACGATTCTTTTTCTATGGTAAAACTCCACATAAAACAGTTCTAGATCATATGTCACGTTCGCATATCTTTATGCATACAAGCAACTGGCATGAGACTTTCTGCTTATCTCTTGTAGAAGGTTTAAGTGCTAACTGTTTGTCTGTGTATAGTACATTTGGATCTTTAAAAGAAGTAGGGTCTGGATTTGGTTTGCCATATGATATAGAAAACAAAACACAAAAGGATATAGACAAACATGTAGAAGTGTTCTCTAACAAGATTACTAAAGCAATTGAGATGGTCAAAAAAGGAGAATTTGATCCAGGTAATCAGGCAGAAACTATAAACAATAAGTTTTCTTGGGATAACTTTAAAAATGCTTGGCTTGATTTTTATGAAAAGAGAATATAAGTGATTATAAAAGATTTAAATCAAATGGAAAAAATAGTTTCCAAAAATCAAAACGTATACTGGGTTGGTTGGGATGTTGCAGATCGTCGCCGTACAGAGGCTGGCAGAACTGCTATTAACGGTGTTAGAGTAGATGGTCAATGGTACGTCCAGACAATTTATCCACTTACTAGCAACGGATGGGATTTACCGAATAAGTATAGGATGTAAACATGAAGCAGCACCTCTGGAAAGATGATGCTTTGTGTCTAGGGTCAGATACAAATATATTCTTTGATGTATACGAAGAAAAGCCAGATACAAGAGAGTTTGTTGATTCTCTTTGTCGTACCTGTCCAGTAGCAAGACAGTGTTTTGCTGTCGGTGTTTCTGGTAAAGAGTGGGGCATATGGGGCGGGGTATATCTAGAAGAAGGCGAAATATCAAAAGAGTTTAATAGTCATAAGACTAAACAAGACTGGTCTTATACTTGGCAAGCATTAACGATGGGATAATTTATGAAACAAATATTAAAAATAACACCAATGGAAAAATTGTCTGAAAATTTTTTTAACATAACTCCAGCAACAAATTTTGTTCCAGAGTGGTACAGAAAATCTAATACTAATTTTCCTGATTCAAATACGGAACTTATTATAAATAGTCCAGATATAACTACCTCTACATACAAAAAATGTACTCCGTTTTTTGATGCCTTAACTTTTGGATACATGGTACATTTAAGTGCTGATGTTGAGGTAACTAGAAAAGATGATGGAATGCCATTTTTAATGTGGAGAACAGGCAGAACAATAATAACTGAACACACTTCAAATCAATGGGATGGTTTTCCTTGTCCAGAAGGGTACTCTCCTTTTATTTATAAATGGCATAATCAGTTTGCTATCAATGTTCCCAAAAATTATTCATTATTATTTACAAGTCCAATAAATAGATTTGATTTACCTTTTATAACAATAACTGGTGTAGTTGACTGTGATATTTATAATGGCACCGTACATTTTCCCTTTTTTATAAAAAATAATTTTAGTGGAATTATTAAAATGGGAACTCCGATAACTCAAATTATTCCAATTAAACGTGAGTCTTGGAAAACAAATTATGGCACTTATGATGAAGATCGACAAGCCATATGGAGTGAAAAATTTTTATCAACAATAAAAAGATCATATAAAAATAATTATTGGCAAAGAAAAGAATATAAATAATGTATACAGATAATATGCGTAGGGCATTTCACTCTATACCCGCTCCTAAAAACTTTGCCATTTCTCTTATTGACAATGAGCACTTTCTTACGATAAAATTAGATGAAAGATCTTTCTTGCCATTAACGCATGACGAGAAAATAGAAGCGGTGAAATACGTCACCCTCGTAAAGAAAGCGTTGGAGATGGAGGGGGCTGTTGTGTTAGTAACACGGGAGCCACTAAAATGATAAAACTATTATTTAAATCTTTAATCTGTATCGTAAAAGATCATCAGTTTGTTGAAGTTGGTAAATGTCCATTTACTGGAAATAATTATAAAATGTGCACTAGGTGCCAGGAAATGGTTACGGCATAATGCAAACCTTTTTACCACATTCAACATTTATTAACTGCGCTAAGGCGCTTGATAACAAAAGGTTAAATAAACAAATACTAGAAGGTTATCAAATACTAAATGTAAACTCTGGTATGTCAAAAACTGGTGGGTGGCGTAATCATCCAGCAGTTCTTATGTGGAAAGGTCATGAAGGAAGTTTATTACAATATATACAAGAGATGATTAAAGAAGCCAAACTTCGTGGCATAAACACCGAGGGTAATGAAAATAACATTAATGCTCTAGTGTCAAAAGTAGGATCTAAATGGAACTATGATGCACCTGCATGGATGTTTGATAACATAAAACTTATGCGTGTAATTACAACACATAGATCTAATTTGTTTAAAAAAGATCCTTTATATTATGCCAGATATCAAAATTCTATGTATAGTCCTTATAATATACCGTGCTGCCCTGAGCGTAAAACGCCATGTCAGTACTACTGGGTAACACACGAAAGTAGAGTACAATAGTCTTATGGATATTCTAACAATTGTTCTTGGTATTTTTACATTATCTTTTGCTATAGCATACATATCTTCTATAGTTAGAATAAAAAGAATGACTGAAGCATTTGCTAAGGTTTTAGTATCTCAAGCACAACTTGAGATTGCATATGATAACTATGCAAAAGCAAAAAATTCTGCAGAAGGTGCAGACATACACACTCAAAATTTTATTAAGTTTCTTTCTGATTCTCGTGACTGGGCATTTCAATATATTGAAGATGTTCAGGGTGGCATTAAAAAGTTTATGAACGAAGTACAGCCACAAATAGATTATTATAATAAATATGGAATAGTAATAGAG